TTTGGTCAGAAAACATTACAACAAAAAGCAAGTGCTTTAGATAGAATCAATGTTCGTAGATTATTAATTGCTCTTAAACGTTACGTTGGTAATGTAGCTAAGACATTAGTATTTGAACAAAATACAACTGTAACAAGAAACAGATTCTTATCTCAAGTTACTCCATATCTTGAATCAGTACAACAAAGACAAGGTTTGTATGCGTTCAAAGTTGTAATGGATGAAACAAATAACACTCCAGATGTAATCGATAGAAATCAGTTAGTAGGTCAAATTTACTTACAACCAACTCGTACAGCTGAATTTATCCTCTTAGATTTCAACATCTTACCAACTGGTGTAGAATTCGGTTCATAAACTTAAACTATTAATATTTATATAAAACAACAATACAATGGCAGTATTAGATCCAAATGAAATAATGTTCACAGCGTTTGAACCTAAAGTTCAAAATCGCTTTGTGATGTACATTGATGGAATCCCAACCTATTTAATTAAAAAAGCATCTTCACCATCATTTAACGCTGGTGAGATTATATTAGACCATATAAACGTTTACCGTAAAGTTAAAGGTAAAGTTAGATGGGAAGATATGAACTTAGAGCTTTATGATCCTGTAACTCCATCAGGTGCTCAAGCAGTGATGGAATGGGCTCGTTTAGCACATGAATCAGTAACTGGTAGAGATGGATATAGCGATTTCTATAAAAAAGATTTACGCTTAGATATCTTAGGTCCAGTTGGTGATGTAGTAGGTGAATGGATTATCAAAGGTGCTTATGTTAAAACAGCTAACTTTGGTGAGTATGATTGGTCAAATGAAGCTTACATTAGTATTGCTATGACTATCGCTATGGATTACTGCATATTGAATTACTAATCTGAACACAGTGCCTATAATAAGAGCCGTCCATTTGGACGGCTTTTTTTATTTTTGTATATTTATATATATAAAACAATAAAAACGTTATGGAAGAAAAATTTAAGTATCCAACTGAGCAAATTGATTTACCATCTAAAGGTTTACTTTATCCTGAATCATCTCCATTGTCTAAAGGTGTAGTTGAGATGAAATACATGACAGCTAAAGAAGAAGATATTCTCACCAATGTTAACTTTATTAGACAAGGTGTTGTGATTGATAAACTGTTACAATCAATGATTGTTACACCTATTGATTATAATGAATTATTAAATGGTGATAAAAATGCCATTTTAATTGCTGCTCGTATTTTAGGATATGGTAAGGATTATGAATTTATGCTTGGCAACTCAGAGACAGGAGAGAATGAAAAAGCAACAGCTGATCTAACTCAAATTGAAACAAAACCATTAGATGAATCCTTATTCACTCGTGGTAAAAATGAATTTAGTTTTACATTACCGTTTTCTAAAGTTAATGTGACTTTTAAATTATTAACTCATGGTGATGAGAAAAAAATTGATAAAGAAATTGAAGGATTGAAAAAAATTAACGCTCAATCTATTACTACTATAACTACTCGTTTAAAACATATTATCACTTCTGTTAATGGTGATAGAGAAGTAGCTACAGTTCGTGAATTTGTAGATAATATGTTAGCTAGAGATGTAAAAGCATTACGTGATTATGTCAATAAAATAACACCAGATGTTAATTTAAAAGTTAATGCGGTTAAAGAAAATGGTGATGTAGTGGAGGGCATCGAGTTACCAATTGGTGTTAGCTTTTTTTGGCCTGAATCTTGAGTATAAAAATATTGTACTAGAAGAAGTACATTCATTATGTTATCACGGGAATGGTGGCTTTACTCATAGTGAAGTTTATAATATGCCTATCAGATATAGGCACTACCATTTGAAAAAAATAGCTGAATTTATAGAAAAACAAAGTGAAGCTATGCGTGGTGATAAAGAAATAACAGAAGATACAAAACTTCCTAATAAAGTCCAACCACCAGACTTTGTAAGTAAAGTGAAAGCGCCTAAAAAATAGGGCGCTTTCATATTTATTCTCGATATAAACTGTAACAAATGCCAGATCCACAACAGCAAGATCCACAACAGCAGGGTGCTTTTAATGATGAATTACAAGAAACAAATGATTTATTAAAAGATACTAAGGATATAGTTGATACACTAAGAAATGATTTTTTAGGTATAGGATCAGCTATTGAGAATGGACTTAAAGTTAAAATAAAAGATCTTAAAGGAGATACTAAAAAAGTAGCTCAAACTATATCAAATGATATAGCTAAAGGCTTTAGAAAACTAAGAATAGATTCTTCAGACTTAGTTGATCTAACAAAGAAACAATTAGCTGGATCTTTAAAAATAAAAGATGTTAACTCAGCTATAGAGACTATTAAAAGTAATCATGCATCTTTAGAAAACTCAATTAAAGAAGCTGTATCTGAAAATTTAATGAGTGAGACTGAGGGTAAAGATCTATTAGAAATTGTACTTGAAAGAAAAAAAACACAATTAGCTTTAGCTAAACAGTTAGCTGATGAAGCAGAAAGACAGGAAAAGGCTTTAGGTATAACATATAAAATATTTGATGGTATAGCTAAAATACCCATACTTAATTCTCTTATTAAAATAGAGAAAGTTAAAGAAGCTATGGAAGGAGCTGCTGCTAACACTAACTCAGCTTGGGGTGTTTTTAGAAAAGGTGTAGCTGCTTCTTTTCAACAAATAGGGAAATCTTTAAAAGATCCATTAATTATATTAGGTCTTCAAGTAGCTTTATTTAAGAAAATTTTTGATATTAATAAAGAAATAAATGAGAGACAAGTAGCTCAACAAAAGTCTTTAGGTATATCATATGATCAATCACAAAAATTAGCTCAAAGTACATTTGAATACGCTAACGCTACTAATGATGTTTTTGTAACTGAAAAACGATTAACAGAAGGTAGAACCAAACTAAATGAACTATTAGGCACTAGTGTTGTTTATACTAATCAATCAGTTGAAGGTTTTGAACGTTTAACTCATTATTATGGTGTAAGTGAAGAAAGCGCCGCTAAATTAACTGAGTTAGCTACTCAACAAGGTACATCTACTAAAGATATTCTTGGTTCTACTATTAGAACAGCTAATGAACAAAAAAGACAATTTGGTGGAACAATAAGTTATCAAAAAGTATTACAAAAAGTAAGTTCTACTGGTGGTGAAATATTGACTAAATTTAAAGGTAACACTCAAGAATTAGCTAAAGCAGTAATGCAAGCTGATAGATTAGGTTTAAACTTAGATCAGGTTAATAAAATAGGTGAATCATTACTTGATTTTGAATCTTCAATTGAAAATGAACTTAAAGCTGAATTATTAACTGGTAAACAAATAAATTTAGAAAGAGCCAGAGCAGCTGCTTTATCAGGTGATTTATCTAAATTAACTACTGAGATCGCTCAACAAACAGGCGGTATAGCTCAATTCCAAAAGATGAATGCTATACAACAAAAAGCATACGCTGAAGCTTTTGGTATGACTACCGCTGAGATGGGTGATATGCTCCGTAAACGTGAGTTTGAAGCTAAACTAGGAGCAGACGCTAAAAAATCAGCTGAAGAACAACTTAGAATAGCCGATGAAAGAGGTATTAAGATAGATGAAAGTATTAGAAAAGATCTTGAAGCTAAAACATTGGCTGATAAACAAAAATATGTTTTTGAAAAAATAGCTGAAATTATAGGAAGAATAACAGCTGGTCCTATGGGTAAGTTTATGAAGATGTTAGAGGGTGCTTTAGGATTTGTAGAAAAAATATTTAGCTTTTTTGGCAAAATAACAGGTGGTGTATTAGGTGATGCTTTAGGAGCGGCTATTATGGGAGCTCCTTTATTGATAGGACTTACAAAAATGTTAATTGGCGGAGCTAAAAATTTATTTTTTGGTAAACCATCTGGTAGAGCTGGAGATCCTGTACATACAACTCAAGGCGCTGGAGGTGGTGGTTTAGCAGATATGTTTAGTGGTGGATTTGGAAAAAAGGTTTAGTTAAAAAATTTGGAGCTAAAGGAGCTAGAAATATTATAAGAGGAGCTAAAGGACTTGGAGGATTTGGCATAGGTGCCGCTGTAGGACTTGGAGCTGACTTAATATCAGATCAAATGGAAGAGGGTGGGGCTAAAGATACAGTATCTGGAATTGGTACAGTAGCTTCATATGCTGGTACAGGAGCTATGATTGGATCTATCATACCAGGTGTTGGTACAGCTATTGGAGCTGGTGTTGGAGCTATAGCTGGTGCTATTAAAGGATTATTTGATGCTGAAACTAATAAACGTGAACGTGAAGAAAAAGCTAAACAACAGCGTGAAGATCAACAGAAAAAAACAAATGAATTATTAGCGCAATTCTTAGATAGACCTGTACAATTAAACGTTGGAGGTAAAACAATACTTGACTTTAACACAGCGTCTAATCTATATGGAAACCAGCAGAGTTCATTCTAATTTATATATTTATATTAAACAATTAAATTTAATAACATGGCAGCAGTAGTTGATCAATTAAAAGGCGGTACCTTAAGTTTAAAAGGCAATCCAGGACCAACTTTTGAAACTGAAGGACAACGTACAACTTCAGATATTCAGGCTTCAACCAAAAATAATCTTTTAAAATCTTCTCAAGATTTAATATCTGGTAGAAGATATGGCAAAGGTAGATTTACAACATTTGTATCTCCATCTTCTTTAGATGCTAACGGATTACCAGTGGGAACTGAATATAAAAATAAGGGACCTAGAGAAGGAAGATACTAAAAAAATATAAATGCCTTTTTTAAAATTAGATAATAGCTGGTCAAATCTAGCCAAGTATTATAATCAATCATTTAATAACAAACCTGAAGTACCAACTCTTAAGTACACAGCATTTGATGATGGTTTAATACGTGGTGGAGTTATTAACGCTACTTTAGCGTCAGTTAGAGATACAGCTCGTATAGGTAAATTTTTTGCTTCTGGAAAAGGTGTTTTATTCATAGCTAAACAAGTTGGTTTACAATTATCTAATCCATTATTAGAACAAGCCCCACCAGAAGATACTTTTGGTAAATTAGGTACTAATACTAAATCAAATTTATTAAATAATGCTGCTGGAGCTGCCAATACAGCTATTAACGCTATAAATAGTTTTATAAATAAAAGATCTCCTAACCAAATATATAACTTAGGTTTAAACACATTAACTCAAATTCCATTAGTATCAGCTGGTGGACATATTATTAGACATGGTATCACACCAATTGGAGGCGGTGGTTATTTAAATGGAAGTACAGATAATATTAAAGGCTATAATTATGAAGCTATAGCTAGAGAAAATAATATTAAATCTACAACTTACATAAATTCAAACACATCAATTGAATCACAACCATATAGTGGACCTGCTGCTACAACAAACATACTTGGACAAGGTGAAACTGGTAAAGTAATTTCTAACCAAGGTGGTAGACTTGTTACACAATATTCTAGTCGTAAAGAATTAAAAGCTAATTTAGGTGAAAAATCTAAAACAATAGGTTTTAGTGAAGAAAACTCTAAAATCCTTGAAAACGCAACAATAACAGCTAAAAGTGATACATTAACTAGATACTTAGCTTCTTCTAATAGGTTGCTAAGATATTATGGTACAATTATAAAAAAAGGAAAAGAAGGTGGTTCTATTGAGTTAGATAGCTATAATGGAGGTCCTGAAAGTGCTTATGGTATAGGAAAAACATTTATTAGAACATACACTGATCAACAAACTGATATAACTAAAAAAATATCAGATGTATCTGGAAAAACTGTATCTATTCCTATACCAGGAATGACAGGAACTGTAATACCATTCACTTTCCCTAAAGATTCTACAGAAAATCTTTTAAATGGTTTTCAAGCCAGACCATATAATAATATTGCTAATAGAAAAGCAAAGATAGATCGTTTTAATGCCACTTATATAACCCCAGCAGATAAAAATAATGTAGAAGATAGAGTTGGTGTTTCTAAAGTAAATAAAGAAAACAATGTTACTCAAAGAAGTGTAGATGCTATTAATACTATTAGTATTATGAATAGTAAAACCTTTTATGGTACTAGTACATCAGCTCAAGCTTTTAATACAGATAATAGTACTCTTTTCACATATAGTGATAATACAAATGGAAAAGTACAAGCTGGATATTTTGGTAGAGATCTTATTAAATTTAGAATTGAATTTTTAAATAATAATATTTCTACTACCTCTATACAAGATGAAAGTGGTAAATCTAAAATTATTACAAATACTGATGTTTTAACATTTAGAGCCTATATAGATGATTTCCAAGATGGTATGCAAGCTAAATGGAGCTCATATCGTTATATGGGACGTGGTGAAGAATTTTACATATATGATGGTTTTTCAAGAGATATGAGTATCGCTTTCACTATGCATGCCCATTCACCTGAAGAAATGAAACCATTATATCAAAAACTAAACTATCTAATGTCAGCCTTCACCCCAGATTATAACTCAGCTAATAAAATGAGGGGTAATATAGGATACTTAACTGTTGGAGATTACGTTTATAGACAACCAGGTATATTTACTGATATTAAATTATCAGGAATGTTAGATACACATTGGGAGATAGCTTTAAATGAACCTGAGAAGGGTTCTGATAATGGACAGTATGAAGTGCCTAAACATATTAAAGTAAATTTAACATTTAAACCTATTCATAGTTTCTTACCGCGTAGAGTATCTACAGGTGATATTAATAGTGGTAATATTCCATTTGTTAGAGCACCATTTATTACACGAGATGACGCTAATAATAAGTACTTAAAAGCGTAATATTCTCATATTTATTATCATGGAACGCTATGATGATATCCCTATAATTCAAACAGTACCATCAGTACAATATCCTAAAGTAACTAGGTATCGTGCGTCAGTTAGATATCCTGATGTCCCGCTATCTGAGGATGATGTTTTTATATATACTATTCGTGGTGATAGGTTAGATAATCTAGCTTATCAATTTTATAATGATCCAACATTATGGTGGATATTATCAATAGCTAATCCTGATTTACCAAATGATTCATTATATCCAACACTTGGTTTCCAATTACGAATACCAAATGATATTAGTCAAATTTTATCGGATTATGAACAATTAAATAGTTAAAAAGTGTTATGTCTATATTTAAAAGTACATTAAAGCCATTTGTAGCAGCCCAACTTAAAGCTCGTGAGAAAGTAATAGGCCAAGTTGAAAATAATAAAGCAGGTGTTGGCCCAAGAGATAGTACTTTCTTACGTTATGCAGCTGGTAAAAACGGCTGGGTGAGAATGGTATCTATGGTTAATTATGATTCTCAAAAATTTTCTAAAAGTAAAGGTAGATTTGAAAGTGATGGTAGATATAGTGGTAATCAACTAACAAAAAAATATGTTTTAGAAGGTGGTACTTTATATGAAGGTAGTAAAGGATTTTATTTAAGAAGAGGAGTTAATCAACGAGATGGTATATATGGGAGTAATATTGATAAAATATCTTTTGATCCTAAATCAAACCAAGTTGATAGAACATATGGTCTCAGACCAATGCCTGGTATCACATCAGTAAGTATACAAAACAAATCCGCGTACGGCTCATTAAGAGAAGCAACTGTTAATTTTTACGCTTGGGACAAACACCAATTAGAAGAATTAGAAGTGTTATTTATGAGACCTGGCTATAGTGTGTTTGTAGATTGGGGATGGTCTCAATACTTAGATCATGGCCCCGCTAAACAAGGTATTAACTCATACCCAGATAATATTCGTATTGAAAATTTATTAGCACCTTTATCTCCAGAATTACTTGATCCAATAAATGAAGGTAGAATATATAATTTAATTGATACTAATATAGAGAAATATAATGGTAATTATGATGCTATGATTGGTTTTGTAAAAAACTTTTCATGGCAAATGATGGCTAATGGTGGTTGGCAATGTTCTACAACTATTATTTCTAGAGGTGAAGCACTTGAAGAAATAAAAGCAAGTAATAACCCTAGAACTATTCTTGGTAGTAAAACAGCTCAAACTCCAGCAGCTGGGTTAAATACTCCAGCAGAACCACCACCACCTATTCTTAGTTTTTTTGAAAAGTTATTTCTAACTATAAAAGGGTCACTTAACTATTCTGAATTTTCAGGTTTAGCACCTGGTACTCCTCCTGTTACAGGCGCGGGTACTTCAGGTACATCTGGAACATCAGGAGTATCTGGTACATCTGGTACATCTGGTACCATTAAAACTGATGCTAATAAAGCACCTCTACCTAATGGTACAAGTGGCACAAGTGGTACTAGTGGTGTGGCTGGTGGAGAATTTTATGTTCAGGGAGTAGATCCTTCAGCTATTATAGGTAAAGTACTTGAAGAATTTAATTTTATTAAACAAGCTTTAGCTGAAACAACAAATAAATATAAAATATATACATGTAATGATGATGGATCTAAAGCTGGAGTGTATAATTATGATGGATATAAAGTAACTAATTTCCCAGGTGGTGTTTTACCAGCTGAAGGTTCAACAGATGGTTCTGGTATTGAATATATTTCATTTGATCTTTTTATAGCTATACTTCAAAGATTTTTTATACCTAAAGATGAAAAGACAAAAGAACCAATGATTTATTTTGTGGTTCCTGGAAGAACTCCTTGTCTAATGAGTGAAGATACTGTTAGTGTTGATCCAACAACATGCTTAGTTAAAAATCAATTCGCTACTTTTGTAACAGGTTTAGATACAGGATTTGATCCTGTTTTATATACTAATTTAAATTGGAATGGAACTCAGTTAGTACCAGGATCTCAAATATCAATAGGTACATTTCCATTTGATACATTTGCTAAAGACAAAAAAGTCAAGGTTCCTGATCCTAAAGACAAAAATAAAACTATTGATGTTGATCAAAAAATAGTTAGCATTGGAGAAATAGGTAACATTTATATATCTATAGGTAAAATTATCCAAACTTATAGAGATTTATCAGATCCTAATGGTGTTAACATAGTTGATCTTGTAAATAACTTATTAGAAAGTATATCACTTGCTTTAGGTGGTCTTAATGACTTTAAATTATATACTGAAAAAAATATAGTTCAAATTATTGATGCTAAGTATTTAGAAGTTGGTGAATCATCTAGTAGTAAATTTAAAATGGACTTAATTGGATTAAAAAGTATATGTCGTGATGTTAAAATAAACTCAAGAATATTTCCAGAACAAGCATCTATGATTGCTATTGGTGCCGCAGCGGGTGGATCTTCTAATAATATAGGAGATGTTTATGCATCAAGTCAAGTGTTATTTAATAAAGGATTGAAAGATAGAGTTATACGTGATTTAGGTTTTGATGAAGGTAACACTAGTGCTCCATCAATGATTGAAGGTGAAAATTTATATTACTTTCAGATATATGATAATATTAAAGCATTAACAACATATATTAAACGTAAAGTTTTAGGGATTGATGATACTGGTACTAGAGGATATAATAGTATAATGACACCAAATGATGAAGAAATATCAAATGCATCTAGTATGCTAAAAACACTTCATTATCAAATCAATAATAAAGATGTTGATTTTAAAGCTTTTGTTCCTTTTGAATTAGAGATAACATTAGATGGTATTAGTGGATTTGTTGTTGGACAGATTTTTACTATTGATCAATCTATACTACCTAGAGATTATTACAATAAAAATTTAGGATTTGCTATAACAGGTGTTTCTCATATGTTGCAAAATAATGATTGGTCTACAACTATAAAAACACAAATATGTTTATTAGATAATGGTGATTATCCTTCTGATGTTGATAAAGCTAAATTAAAACAAGCTATAGCTACTATACAACAACAAAATCAATCTAGAGCATACTTATTTTATGCTATAACTGATTACATCATCTATCTTATGGTTAGAATGATGACTGATGATGGAGCTACAAAATTAAAACAACCATTCTTAGCAGGTAC